GCTTTAGCAGTCTGAGCCTTGATTAAATCTATGCGTGACTTCTGTTCCTCTGTCGCCATATCCCAGTCACGATGTAGCATCTCGTCATACTGCTTGATTAAGCTCCGTAACTCGCCCTGTGCCCTTGCTTGTGCCTTGAGGAAGTTATTCTGCTTATCCCACGCATGTTGTACTTCCCATTTTTCGCCGATTACATTGCCGTCTCGTTCCTCTACGCGTTCAACCGTCTTGTCGTCCTTATCCTTTACATATGCGATCCTCTGTGCTCTGATAATGGCTGCATAGGCAATCTGTATCTGATGCCATAAAAGGTCAAGCGGATTAGCTCGCTCAACAGCCTGTACGATATCAAGTGTTTCTTCCGGTAGATACTTCGAAAAGAATCCGTACTTCTCGGCATTCTTGTTGCCTGGTGGTCCCGTAGCGTTCTTATTGCCGAGTTGTGCGATAGAGTTTTTGTGTGCACCCTTTTTCTTTTTTTGTGTGCACCCTTTACGGTTCCAGTTATATCTCTTCTTCCACGACTTAACTGTGTTGAGGCTGACTCCATACTTATCGGCAATATCTTTATACTTCATGCCGGACGTATAATCCTGTTCGGCTAACCTATGTTTATCATCTGCCAACGCCTCTCTACACTCCTTTCGTCGTTTTGTAAGTATTAAAAAAGAGCCCCGAAGGACTCTTTTTGCTTTGTATTATTCTCCATCTTCACTTTGCCTAAACAAATCATCACCTGGGTAAGGCAGCGTTATAGGCACTAAATCTGATAGTGATGTTATAATTCTAACGTGGCTCTGTAAATATGGAAACATTGATTTAAGTACAAACGTTCTAAGCTCATCGCTCTCTTCTATTTCTACTTCTGCTGAAAAATCACCATCAATTAGAATATGTAATTCAAACCTCTCTTCGCCGTCTTCTCCGTTATCAGTAGATCTAACTGTACAATCAAGCGTTCCTTTGCACTTTGTTTTGTCATCACAAATTTCTAAAGAGGGTTCTAAAATTACGCTTAAGTTTCTCTTTTTTTCACTCTCTATTTCGTTTACAAAATTAATTGCTCGAATTTTAGTCTTGCTTAAATTAATTTGTCCTAACATTTTTCATACCCCACATTTCCGGCTTAGTGTAAATGATATTGGATTCTCCCTCGATTCTTTTATTGAGCTCAAGGGTCATCTCTGTTCGATTGCTTGAGGTGTTAATAGACTCATTGCATCTAGCAATCTTTTCTTCAATCGCCTCTGTGACAAATTGATTTAATTTTTTATTTTGAAAGTTTGCTTTTAAAAAAGCTTCTCTATGTATTTCCTGTGACACCCTTACGTTAAAACTTCCTTTAAAGGGTTTCTCGGGCGTTTTCCCATTCTCCTTACAAAACTCAAGGTAATCATCAACTGCCTTTTCAAACTCTACCTTTATTTCGTTTACAGACTCACAATAAAAATCAACAAAATCGTTAATACCTTCTATTTTTCCATATAAGATACAATCTTCACTATCAAATCCAACTTTAGTATAATAGCCTTTATAACTAAGAATATTATTCACTATAACTCCCCCCTTTCTCGAAGCAGCTTCGCTACACTTCGTTTAGCGATTATCTTCATATCATTTCCTGGGTGCGGTTTGTGAAGGTTAATAATTTGCCCATCTTTTTCTCGAAAAAATCTTACTCTTGATCCCGAAGTTTTCCCTTTATTTGATTCTGAATAACCCAAAGAGTTCAGAAACCTCGCCATTTCTGCGTAAGTTACTGTAATTCTATCATCATTTATTTTTTCACGTAACTTATCAGTTCTGCTCATACCTTCTCCGTAGCAATGTAACTATTTGTAGTTACAGTTTAACATCTCAGAAAATATTTTCAAGTAGTAAAATCATGAAACTTTGTATCACAAAAGAAAACCCGATACCAACTGGTACCGGGCAACACCTTATTAAGTTTGACTTTAAATGGATTTGTTTCAAGCAGTGCCGTGGGGCCTATTCCCCCCCTCTCTCCAGCTTTGCTTGAGTATATCATAAATCAACATAGTACCTCTAATCAAGTAAAACGACCTCTAATCTTTTGAGAATGTCTTGGTGCTTTTGGTACAGCCTCTGATACGAATAATTCACCCTTTCCGCAGCCTCTTTCCAAAGCAGCCCCCTTACATATATCGCATACACGATATCCCTCTCCAGCGGGTCGCTTAACGTATCAGCAAACAACGCAGCTTTATATACAAGCTCTGCTAGCTCATCTATATCTCGCTCGACTTCTGCCCGTAGGTCAACCGCCATACTTAGACAGTCGCTAACTGAGTCGCACACACTAGACTGTACACGCTCCTTGTACTCGATAGCTCCTCCAGTAGCCTTAGTCTCGTACAGTTCGATGCGTTGCATCTTGCGCTTAATGTGCTTGCGTAGTTTAGGGATGCGCAGTAGCTCCTCTCTAGTTATCACACTCATGACTCTGCTCCTTCAATGTGCTCAATATGCCCTGCCTCATACCTTCAGAAAAGTCTTTACCCGCTTCGTATAATTCTTTACAGTTTTTCGGATTTCGCAACGAAGGCTCCTCTGCAATCCTCCTAAGCTGTCTAGCGATTTTATAGTCCTTGTAAAGCTCCACGACTCTACCAGCGCACATAAGTTGCTTTAGCTGTTCCGTCATGATCTCGACATCTGCTATCTCCTCGATAATCGCCTCGTCATTCGCTGAATCGATAGCCTCTATAAGTTCGCCTAGCTCCTCCTTACACTTCCCTAGTTGATGCTCTAGCCCGTAGTGATTGGCGATATCCATTAAATCATGCATCCTCATTCTGCACCTCCTAACTGCTCTGCATACCGCTGAGCCTCTCGTAGTGTGTCGAACCTTATCGACTTGTGGTCTCTCGCGTATACGTAATGTCCTCTAGTCGCCCAACGACAACCGCTAGTCAGTCTGATTGCCTCTCGCTCTGTAATTACAGTTACGCCGTATGGATTCGGAACGGGTATATACTCCTTTGTGTGCCTAAATGCCCCGTAGGACTCTGCGCTTAATATCCACTTAGCCATTTTGCGCCTCCTTGATTCTCTTAATTCGTGCCTTAAGCGATTCCATGACGAACTGCTGTACATCGTCCTTCCTCGCTAGTGCTGCCATAACGTCCTCGTCTCTCGTCCCCTCACACACTAGGTGGTGTATGATAACCTTCTCCGTTTGACCTTGCCTATGCAGTCTCTTATTCGCCTGCGTGTATAGCTCGTAGTTCCAGTTGAGACCGAACCAAACAACGTGATTACCTCCTTGCTGTAGATTAAGTCCATATGCTGATGATGCCGGATGCGTAAGCAGTATATCTATCTTGCCCGCGTTCCAGTTGTCCTCATCCTCTGTCGTCTTAAGCTCTCTCACGACTAGTCCGGTCTTGGCTAGTGCCTTCTGTAGTCGCTCTCTATCGTGCTGATAGTTATAAAAGACTAGTGCGCTCTTACCCGATGCGCTAAGGCTCTCGATAAGCTCCATAAAAGCCTCTATCTTGCACCCATGCACCTCGTGTACACTGTGGTCTTCTCCATAGATTGCGCCGTTACCTAGTTGTAGTAGCTTGTTTGATAGTGCGGCCGCACTCGTAACTGTTACTTCGTCGTCCGGAAGTTCAAGTACCATCTCTCGCTCCAGTTCTCTATAGGCTTTCGCTGCTTTTGGATCTAACTCAACGGGTATCTCGTGCATAATGCAGTCTGGAAGCTCTAAGTAGTCGCTAGCCTTCATGGATACGCATATGTCCGATATAGCGGACAGTATCGCCTCTTCAGACCCTTGCTTAACGCTATACTTGTACACGATGCCGTTGTGCCTCGGTCCTGCATCGAAATACCTTTCTCGGAATCCTGCATACCTTGTGCCTAGCCTTGCGCCCCCATCCAGGAGATACAGCTGTGCCCATAGGTCAGCTAGTCCGTTAGGTGATGGTGTTCCGGTCAGCTCTACAATTCGCTTAATTCTTGGCGCCATCGCTGATAGTGCCTTGAACCTCTTCGCTTTATGACTCTTAAAGCTAGATGACTCATCTATGACAACCATATCGAATGGCCAATCGTTCTTGTAAAAATCAACTAGCCACACCACATTTTCGCGATTGATGATATAAATATCAGCTGTCTCATATAGTGCCCTTATACGCTTTTTCTCGCTACCTAGTACCCTGCTGATGCGTAGGCACTTCGTATGGTCCCACTTGTCCTTTTCTTTCGACCATGTACCCTCTGCAACTTTCTTAGGTGCTATAACAAGCACCTTGGATACTGCGAAGCGGTTATACTTAAGCTCTTTAACTGCTGACAGCACTATCGAAGTTTTCCCAAGTCCCATATCTAAGAAGAGCCCTAGCCTAGGTGTATCAATAATGCGGTTAATGCAGTGTCTCTGATAATCGTGTGGTGTATATTCCACCTCCTATCACCTCCCAAGTCTTCGCTCAAGTCTGTACGCTGCAGTCTCTAGTCCGAACTCTAGGAAGAAGTCACGAACCTCTGCGAGCCCGTGTAGTACTCTTACCGTCTGCCCAAGGTCTGCAATCTGTCTGCACTGTAGCTCTTGTAGTCTTGATAACTTCCCTGTGTCCGTCTTAAGCTCGACGAACACTATCCGTCCATCGGGTAACATCACAATCCTATCTGGCACGCCATCGTTTCCTGGGCTCGTGAACTTATAAGCTTTGCCACCCGCTTTCTTTATCTCGTCTCTGAATAATTTCTCTATGTCTTTCTCAAGCATTTTTAGTCTCCTATAATTTGTCAACTGACAACTCTATTACGCGTATATAAGATATAATTAGGCGATTTAGGTATATTAGGTAATATTAGGTACTCCTATTACTATCTATTTTTTAACTCTTATAGGTTTTTGGTTGACATAGTTGACAAATAGATATAATTATTAGTTTTTCAATGGTTTTAGTGTCAACTGCAAGCGTCAACTAGCGTGTCAACCCTTGTTTTGCGGTTGACGTCGCTTTGTCAACCGTTTTTGTTGTCAACCGCTCTTTTTACTAAATGGTTGACACCCTTTTATAGCCTTTTTGTCTCCCATGTGGGCCACATCTTATGTTAGTTCTGACCTTTTCCCAGCCTGGAATCTTCCTTAGTACCCTAGCTATCTCGTTCCTGTTTTGTGGCTTTAGGTACTTAATATCACCGCCTAGGCATTCTGCCCATATCTGTGCTATACACACCCTGTCCATTGGTTCAAGGTCGCCCTCATATGCTACGTTACCGTTAAGGAACATCCTGCGTTCCTGCACTGTCATATCTAGCCAGTTAGTAGGCACTCTCGTCTCAAGGTAATCCCGTATGTTTCCCTCTAGCGCGGAGTAGTCGCTGTGTTCGTCTTGCACTTCCATAGCTATTGCCTCTATCTCTCGAGGTAGGAATAGTTTTTCGCCTAATAGGTAGTATGTGTAAGCCTCTGCCCATATCTGGTCGACTTCGCCCGGAAGATCGTCCCATACCGATTTAGTTGGCTCATAGTCGCCTACATCGATAGGCCAAAATCTGCGATTTCCCGTGTCATCTTTTAAGAACTCAACCTCGTTAGATGTTCCGAAGAAAACGCACCTACGGGGGTATCTAGCTGTCCTGCGCCCATATGGTGCGCGGTATATATCATCTACCTTAGAAAGGAACTGCTTAACTGCGTTAACCTCTTGTCTGTTCATAGCAGTTAGCTCTCCGACTTCGACTACCCACACCCCTTGTATGAGCTCTGCAGCTTCCTTGCCTTCGAATGTAGTTAGTGAGTCGCTGAACCATGTTTTACCTATGGTAGATAGGAACGTACTCTTACCTATTCCCTGCGGACCTGCCAGTATCGGCATGTAGTCGTATTTGACGAAATCCCTCATAGCTCTAGTAACTGCTGCGCATAGTGACTTCCTCATAACAGCTCTTGTGTATGGGTTATCCTCTGCGCCCAGATAGTCGATAAGAAGTGTGTCTAATCTCTTCACTCCGTCCCACTTAAGACTCTTAAGATACTTCCTAACATCGTTGAACTTGTGCTTGCCGGATACGATTGTGAGCGCATTACTGAGTAAGTCCTTGCCCTTGATATCGTAGTAGAGCTCCATATAGTTCGCGTAATTAGCGTCGTCATTATCCGTCCAAGGCCTCTGATCCGTTCCGCTGTCCCATGGCAGTGCACCTAGTACGACGCCTTGGTTGGCGAACTCATCAATGGCGATTTTGTCCTTAAGTAGTGGGTCGTGTTCGAGTACCATCACAGCGTTGTTGATGGTTCTCTTAATCTGTCCGCCAGCATCTAGCGCTAGCTTCGATATCCAGTCGGTGTCGATGTCCTCCTCCGCTATAGGTGAGTTCTCCTCACTGAATGCCTCATTAGCTGCCTCGATGCGCTCTCTAGCCATTACGTCTGTAACTGCCTTATCGTTAGCCGCTAGGGTCTTCATAGCGAGGAACGAGGGTAGCCTGTTCATTGGAGTACCCTCTTTCGCGTCGTCGTCTCTATCTCCGTACATGTGCAGTCTTATTAGGTCCCATGCGTTGACTAGCTGACCACTGCAAGGGTCTGTAGCATGATGAGAGAAGAGGAAGAGGTCACCGTCATATATGACAGCACCGCCCGCTGTACTACCGCCAGTGTAGGTGTAGCGGTTAGTGTCATCCGTAGGCTCATACATACCAGGAATGAATTTCTCCATAGCCTCCTGTATGCTATAAGTCCTGCAGAATGCACCGACTATGCCGTGCTTGGTCGTTGGGTCTTCTTGCTTTGCTAGGCGTCTTTTCTCGATTGCATCTGCGCCGGGTATCTGAGGCCAGGACGATATGTCGTGCCAGTCACCGTATAAGGCAAGTATGCCCTTCCCGGAGCAGAACGCATTATCGTATATCTCACACACATACTGGCTGTCACTAGAGCAACTAGGCCAGTACATAAGACGTGACGCCTCGAACGTAGTCGGGTCACAGTACACTAGGCCTATCATCTCTGCTAGCTTACGAGCAATAGGCTCGTACTCGTCCGCGGTCACTGTCTGGTCGAGAGGGATAATGACTCTTAGCCTTGGTGAGTAGTCGCTGTGCTTACGCGTGCTGTAGACAGCAGCTGCACAGCCTAGTGATCCGACGCGCTTAAGTATGTCATTAGTACCGCCTCTAGGTACGTTGTCGAGGTCGAGAGTGACAAGGTCACGCCCTGTCACTGCATCCGCCTTGCGGCGACCTCCCGCGAG